AATTGCCGTTTTGCCACGATGCTCCTGTACCAGAAATGTAAGCAGTAAACTCACCACTGGCGGTGCCTACAAAATCTGAAGACAAAGAAAAGAAGCGGTCTATGTTTTGTTTTAGAATATTGGTTCGCTTGATTTTTTTAAAAGAGTTACTGATAGTATCTCGAATGTAAACAATGTCATCGGCAGCAGGGTCTACAAGCTCAGTCGCCGCAAGAATAGCAGCGTTAATGGCCGCAACAGCTTCAGGATCAGAGTAAGAAGCACCCGACCGGTAGTCGACTACTACGCCTGTAGAGTCTTGTACCTTGAAATGCCCATCGGTGTTATCGACACCAAAGTAGATTGTACCTGGTGCAGGGTTTGGTGTGACTGGAAATGATGTCACCCTTGTAGCTTGAAAAATACCGTTCATATTAGTCTCCTAGGTAAACTATTCCGTTATTTTGAAGCGTACCGAGGTTCACAAACATTCTAGGCACGCTAAGCATTCTGTTCTTTTTAACTATAAAAGTCTCGCCTGCCTCGATCATCCAAGGCGGTAGATGCTCACCGTCAGTTAAGTCGACTTGACCACTTAAAAGCGTCATCGCTCCGTTAACTACGAGAGTACCGAAATTCTTAAACATACCCACCACGTTCATTTGTTGATTAGTAGGTACTGTTTTAGTTTGACCAGCGTTTAAGCGTGTGTAAGAAAAGTTATCGTCAGGTAAAACGCCAGCGGGACCTTGTGGTCCTTGAATCCCCTCATCGCCTTTCTCGGCTAGAACCTGCCAAAAAGCGACGTTTGTAGGAAGATTCCCAGTCGTTGCTCCTAGAGCTATATAACTAGAACCTAGATAGGAAACTGAGTCTCCCGTCTGGTAAGCAGTAAGGTTGTCATACTCACCAAGGAAGTTGAGCCCGCCCGCAATGTTGACTTGTACTGGCGAATCTAAAAGCTTAACAAGTTTAAAGTCAGACATATATTAGCGCCGCTCTGTCGTTCCATATTTGGTCAAATCCAGTCGACGCAGATGTAATCCGCACACCAGATGATAAATCTATTTTTTTAATCTTCCACTTGGGTTCACTAGGAAGCGCACCAAATAGCCCTTCGGCCAGATAGATTACCGTAGAGGATGCTTGTTCAAAGAGCAGCCCCTCACTAATTGAAAAGGTCGTTACCCTAACAGACGTTTCTCCTTCGGAAGTCTCTTTGAATTTTGCATGCTCACGATCACTTATTGAAGCAGGAAGTGTCATTCTTTAACCTCTTCTTTGATTGCATCAATAACATTCTGCTCTTTAAGAAACCAGGCGAACCATTCTCTTCCATCGAAAACTATTTCGTAGTGGTAGAACGTGCCATTTATTAGGTTATTGCGAAGCATGGCCCTTTCAAGCCCTCGCGCTGTCTTGGCCTTAACATGCCTCTTTATTGCTTGAATAAACATGTTGCCTCAAAAGAAAGGGGAGAGGCATAAGCCCCTCCCAAAAGAACTTCTTAGTTCGTAGAATCAACAAACACGTTACGCTTGCCGCTATCGAGAACCTTCGCACCGAAGATGTAATCGAGAGAGTAGCGTGTACCGATGTTCGCCAAGTCTTTGTCGAAGTCGAGTTCGATGTTCTGACCGAAAGCATATCCAACAGCACTTGGATGCCATACATACATTTGGTCAGTGACTGAAGTATGAACAAGAACGCGCATACCGTAAATCATACCGATCTCGCCAAGCATAATTGGAGAGTTTGAGCCGTACTTAGAGGCATCAATAAAATCACTGATCGCCAATAACTCAGCTTCTTTCTCAGAGCCAACAGCAATGAAACACTCGCGTGGGTTCACGTTTTGGTTGATGAGCAAGCGGCGAGCATTAAGGATATCACTCTTAGCTACTACGTCGCCAACAGTGTCAGCGAAAACCAACTGATGATCTGGAGCAGAAGCAGAAGCAAGTGCAAGCTCAGCAAGAATAGCAATGTCAACATCAAGGGCAAGGGCCTTTGTCGCCTTCATTACTGAATCTTGAGCAACGTCAACCATCGAGTGCTTGGCAGCAAGCTTCTCGATAAGAAATTGAACAGTGCGATGAGAGAAAGTGATTGTGTCAGCAGCATAAGTGATGGTCTGAGCATCCACCGCTGTGTTTTCTGCTTTTGTGCCGACAGTGAAACCGCCAGAGCGAGGAAGCTTGATGCTAGAAGCACCAGGAACTGCCAAGGCTGAGTAGTTGGTAGCAGTAGGCAAAAGGACAGATTGTTGAATCAAGAAACTTTGAGCGAGACTCGAAACATTGGCAAGTGCGTTAGATGCTGTTTCGGTTACGCCAATTAGTGCGTCAGGCATTGTAAACTCCTATTTTTTTAATATTACTCCCAAGCTTTCCTTTAGGGCCGCACTGCGGTCACTTGCAGACATACTTGAAACTGTTTTCTCTGTTACATCGATACTACGAGCAGATTCATTTGGAAGCTTTGGCTTATTCCCAAAATCAACTAAGGCCGAGTGCTCCTTAGTGAAGTTAGCAACCACCATCTTAAGAGAACCCTCGTCAATAATTCCAGTTTCTGGGTTAATGACAATCTTCTCGAAATCAATATGGTTCGCGTAACTGGGATGCTTCAACTTCCCACCAAGATGACGCTGGAACTCTGAGTATTTCATACCATCTTGGATGGCACGATTTTTCTCTTCAAGTTCCTTTTGGGCCTGAGAAAGCTTCTCCGCGTTCATTTCTGCTATTGTCTTCCACTGCTCTTGATCGCGTAGTTGCTTTTCTTTTTCCGCTTGAGATTGTTTTGTTAGGGTTTCGGAAAGTTCTTTATACTTCTTCGCCTCTGACAAAACACGCCTATAAGTGGAATAAGCCACCATGTTGTCTTGGTTTTCCCCAGAGGCACTGCCCGCTTGAGTCTGGTCACTGACCGTAGTTTCTTCCATTAGATTCTCTCCATGTTAAATTAAGGCGTCAAGATTATTTGAACACCCTGCGTATTTCCATCTTTATTGTTTCCGCTGCGATTCGCTCAACTTCTTTTCTTTCGTTCGCGGTTAATCCCAAAAATTCTCTACCTTGTGATTCAACATATCCACGAATTTCTTTGTTTGTTGCATTTGCGGATGGATTAAGTTCTCTGCGACGAGGCTTGTCTGATATGAAGACGCGAATTAATGTTCCTCTCGCCTCACCTATGATTGCATTCAATAGTTGTCCGGTTGCAGTTAGGTTAGACATACCTGGAGACGTTTCTTTTGATAGTCGAGACCTGACCCTGGTTCTAAATTTTATATATGAATCAGATAGTCCATCAAGCGAGCCAAGCAGACCAAGACCCTTGCGTGTTCTCTCTCGCACCATTGTAGGTATCAACTTGGCAAGCTCTCTAGCTGCTCTTAGTTGACCTTGCAGAATTGATCTTTCTAGTTTTGCCTTAGCTATCTTCATCGAAATCTATCCCTAGAAGTTCTCTCGCTGCGTTCCTTGCAAGCGTATCTATATCCGACTCTGACAGATCGACCTCGTCAATGTTTTTATATTCTGATAAAACACTCTTTAGGTCGCCCTTTGTAATTCCCAGGAAGTCTCTTTTCTTTCCTGGTATCGGTCTTGGTTGTCCGTAAGTGCCAAGAATATTCCCCTCAGCTTTACCATTTAGCTCTTGATCGCCTTTATCAAAACCAATGGTAAGCTCTCCGCTCTTGTGCGAAAGGAGTTGCATGTTTTCCAGAAGATCACCCGAGAGAAACAAATCAACTGAGTCACGAGTAACGCCCTTATCCCTGGCATATTCTGGCGTATAGCTAGGTAGTTTGCGATTGTTCTTGTCCATTCCGCTCAGTGTGCGCAATCGGATAAACTCTAAAACCGCTTCACCCAAAAGCTCTCTATCTCTAGGCTTCAGGGATTTCGGTATCTCTAACTTGGTTCTGACCCAAGCCATTAATCACTCCTTGTGATAAAACCTCTTCCACTTGCTCAGTCGTGTAATCCGGATGAAGTACCTCGATGGCCTGCTTAAGTGTCATTGTTCCGAGGTCTAGCTCTTTTTCTACGTTAGTCAGTTCTTCAATTCTGGACAGCATTGGAGTTGGCTCTTCAAAAGTGACAACACACTCTGGATTTTCTACATAAGCGGGAAGCTCACGAGGGTCTATCATGCCGCTGCCGACCCAGTATTGGTGCATCTTTGGCAATAGATCGTTAAGAAGTTCCTCTTCATCTTTCTTAAACCATTTCTGAGACCTCTTTTTGATTTCCCAAACGTCCATCTCGTCAATGATCTTAGAAATACCCGAGGCGATATTACCAGCATCAATGCTCCCGATTGACCCAACCCTCACGCCTTTAGTCTCTAACCACATGACAAACATATTAATAACGAACGAAACAACCTTGTCCGTGTCGGCTTCCGGTTTTACTGTGCCAATCTGTGGGTTCTTGTCACTAGAGCGATCTGATTTAATATCCCAAATTGCATTGGGACTCATTTTAAGCTCTGCCAAGTCAACGTCTATGGCCCATAGAATCGAGAAGCATTGGAACATCTGTGCCCCTGCTGCATCTGAGAGCATGATGGGAATTGCCTTTGCAAAAGCGATAATATCAGAATCAAGAACTGGGATGAGCCTTGATTTCTGGCGCTTGCCGTAAACAAAAGGAATGCGCCTAATTACGTTAACACCTTTATTCTCAACAAGGTATTCGCTGGCCTCACCGCCGCCCATATAAAAAGCATCGAATTCCTCATCTGTGTAAACATGAAGGAGGATATTATCCTCTGTTCCATCTTTGCTTCCCATGAACTTGATAAATATAGTCTCCTCTTCAGGAGAAGAAGCCGATTCAGACATGACTAAGAAGCGATCAAAAGCAAGCTCTCTAATTGCAGGCTTTCCGCTTTTATCTACATAAGGCTCCCATGCAAAACCCTTAAACAGATTTGAGTAAGTGTCAGCAATGCCACCGGAGACATTTAGCTCAAGTTTTTCAGAAAAGAAGTCAACAAACTCTTGCGATGATTCATCTTTAGCTGTGCGAGTTGGCGGCCTAGAGTAAGTTGTGCTTACCTTGTCTGCATATCTCTTTAGTACGTTAATAGGGAGAATTCTATCCTTGATTGAGTTGTAATATCTCTCTGATAGAGACGCGCGCATGGACTTATCGACATAATAACGGAGATTTCCTTCATATATATCAAGCACCTCTGCATTGTGCTTAATAAACGATGCGTGATCTTTTACATATTGAATTATTTGCTTTCGCTTATCCTTAAGCATTATGTCTCCTAAAGTTGAATTGTCTTAGATTGTATTGATGAACCAACTAAAGCGTCCAGTGCCCAACACCAATAACCAAGCGCGTCGGATATGTGTGTGAGTGTCTCGTCACTTTTTTTATTGAGGTCTGTCCCGTCCCATGTGACTTTTTCAAAATCATTAATTAGTTTTTTGCATTTTGGGTCTATAAGAATCCGACCATCTCTCAGCAATCTGTTTACATTATTAACCCTATCCCGGACATATGGATTACGAGTCCCTTCCACTCTAAAGCCCATCTCTCTAAGGATAGCGTGGTCTGATTTGCCAGATGTTTTTCTGTTCTTGCCTGTCGAATCTGGATAAATTGATGCTCCACCGTATCCGCGCCGAAGCAGCTCATCTCCCATCTTTTGAGTGTCTGAGTTATTGAGATAAACCTCGTCAATAATGTAAAACTTCTTATTAATATAATACCCGATTGTTGCAGTCATAGGTGACACGTTAAAGTCCATGCCTATCATTGCTGTGCCAATGGGCCTATCTGTAAAAGAATGAACATTTATATCCCTTTCGAATGCGTAGTAAGCAGAGCCCTCGTCAGTATCAGAGAATTGACCATCTCTGAATCTTGCTCGCTCCTTATCCGAGAGGTTGTTTAAGATTTCTGTTATATATTCCCCATCAATATTCTCTAAATTGTCGCTAGGATTCATCAAGATGGAGGCGTACTTGCTGCGGTCTACTGGCTCACCAGAGTCAGGGGTTACACCCCTAATCCATAAACCGTAACTCCAATGTTTTTTAGTTGGCGGGTTTTCGTCAAAATAAGCTTTCTTTCTTAGGTCAGACTTTTCCGCTAGGCGAGTTAGTGCTATTTGGATAGACGCGTAGGGAATCTGTGAGCACTCATTGAAATAAATTGTAGAATATTCCTTTCCAAGAATCTTCTCAACTCTTTGCTGGTCATCCAGCCCGCCTACCCATATTTCGGAACCATTGGGGAGCGTTACGCAGTAATCTGTCTTATTCCAAGAGTCGGCATCGACTAATCCTGGGAACGCTAGAGAGAAAACCTTGGGAAGTGTATCCATCCAAATTGATGTCTTTGCGTGATTGAATTTAAGGCGAAGGATGGCGTGGCGTGATTTTGTTTTGGATGCGCGAATTACAACTGCTTTGCATAGACCGAATGTTTTACCCGATCTACTGCCCCCATACGCCATGTCGTAGCGAGAAGGCCCCGCAAGCATTTTCATTAACTCATCTTGCTTTGGAGTATTTTTAAAGCACTGATTCATCTGGCGTTACGTTGAGCGTGATGCCGGCTGCCTTGACCTCATGAACAACTTTATCTTGAAGATCTGTCACGTTTATCGCCACGAACTTAGCAAATCCTGGATTATAGTTGCCCATCATTCCGTGCTCTAGGATAAATTTCTTCTGTATGTCCTTGCAATGACTATAAGCACTAAAAAAGTCGGGATAATCTTTGCACCAGTTTCGCAGAGTGTTGTGAGTTACGCCTATCTTTCCGGCAAACGCCTCAAATGTTGGCATCGAATTAGGCTT